CGCCGCGCCAATACGTAGAGGACGAGGCATCCGTCCCGTTGTTTAACGATGTAACAGGGATGTTTCCGGTCAATGACGTTAGAACAAAATATGTACCATTATAGGTTGCCTCGTAATATCCATTTGCTAAAATATCACCAGTAACTAAATCAGCCAATCCACCGGACGCGATTTTCTTAATCGTCTTTGCGCCCAAAGAGTTTATATCCACCGTCACGCTTGATGTGTTTGCATTCGCCGCAAAGAATGAAATTTTCATTCCTGTTGCATAGGCCGCGGGGGCTTTCGCAAGCGTCATAGTTAGAGCATTCGTACCGCTAACTGTCGCGTAACTAAATGATTGATTTACAACGTCAGATGCCCGCGCATGAGGAATACCTCCGGCATCAACGCCGTTGTGGATATTCAAGCGGCATAGTGTAGTATCAATATCTAATTCTCTCGATGCAAGCGTTCTGGCTTCTTGTGTTGCCGTAGCCGCGCCGCGAACCTGTACTTGAGTTGTCATTGATTAAAGCCCTCAGCGTCAGCCAAACAATTAAAGATATGCTCTTCGCCTGAAACCTTGTCTATTATAACATAAACATCCGCCTTTTCCGTAACTGTTTTTGTCACGGGTGGAATAGTTTCGCCGTTCTTGATTCTAGCTGGCTTTAAAACCCTTTCACGGGTTTTCTCTATCGTTCTTTTTTTAATCACTCCCAATCCTCCGCCGTTTCGCTATCTGTTTCCCAATCTTCGCCATCCCTTGCGGCTACCGTTTGGCTTTCCCAATCTTCGGAATTTGGAATCACAGATTGCCCCGCCTGATAGCTCTCTAGCGTCGTCCAATTACTCTTAATTCCCAAGCTATTAAACGCCCTTATCCTTATATCATAATAAACGTCTTTTTCCAACTGCGGAATAATCGTGGACGTTGCAGAGCCGTCAACCTTCCCACACGCACTCCATGTTTCCTCATCGCTTTTTTGGTACTGAATTTCATAAAAACCGCCGCCAAAAACGAGGCTATCCGATGATGGTTGCCAGCTCATTTCAATCTGAAAGGTAACGTCATCGGCGAGGGTGTTAATCTGTTTACTGTCCAAACCTATGTTGGTTACAACCGGAACTGTAAAAGGATTAGATAACAAAGTACGAGCCGAAGGATTTACGGGGGATTCATTCACGGAAGTCCAAGAGTAAACGTCAGATGTATTTTGCCGACAAGTCATTGATATGATTGGCGCGCCATCCTGCGATTTTAACGCCCAGTCTGTTACCTCAAAAACCATATCCTCCCACCCGTAGAGCGCGAACGAAAAATAAAAATTGTCACCAACACGCAACGGCAAAGCAGCGAGAGAGAAATCAGCCTGAAAGACAATATCCATCCTAGACTTATCAAGCGCGACAAGGGCTATGCGCTGCGCCGAATGCGGCCTTTGCGTACATGGTAAATCTAGCACAGCCCTAATCGGTATGCTGTCCTCTGTAGCGTAAGCCGTGCGCGTCACGAGTGGATAGTCAGCCTCTTGCCCGCCGTTAATAGGGCTAATATACGTCCCCTGAACCTCGTTAAACCTCTCAGCGCGGGAAACCTTTGTCGAAACACTAATACCACTTACAAGGTCGCCCTCATCAAGATAAATTGTTGGTGTTGGATAAGCCCCCGCCATGATGCGCCATCCGCCATCCGTATTATAGGCGTTCCCCGCCATGCTCGCCAATATGGTTTCTAAATCAGCCTTTGCGCTTTCACCCGCAAGGAAAGCCCCACCCCCGTGATAACGAGGCTCCGCATTCTTTGAGATTGTTATTGAGCCGCTTCCCTCATCTGTAAGGGTTATCGCCGTCCCAGCAAGTGCATCGGCAAGTGTTCCGGCAAGTTTAATTCTGGGATAATTTTCGCGCTGATAAGGTATAACAAAATAGTTTGTCTCTTCCGCTAATGGCTCCGGCAAATCATCTCCCGTCAAAGTCACCCTATCCCCGCGCTGAAAATAAAGCCTATCGTTTGCCTCATCGAGACTTAGAATATCGCCGCTAATATCCGTAACCGTTGAATTATAGGCAACAGTCGAAACCATTTCATCGCAAATGTTCGCTGAGGAAGAACATTCGTCATCGTCTATTTGTTCTTCGCTCGTTTGTAAAACAAGCATAGGATTAATTAAATAATCCCTAGTTATTAGCGCAATGTTTGGCGTCCAGCGCGTTTCCTCATCCCGCGAATCGTAAACCTTCGCGCCCCTAAACCAACAAGACACAGACGGCACACCGCCAGCCCACGCATCTGCATCCCACTTCACGCGCATATAAATATACGCGACGCCCAAAAGCCTATGATTAACAGACCATTGCCCGCCGGACTCAGCCACAAGAAACGTATCCGCCGCTTGATCTGTCGCCCCAAGATGCGGCCTAAGCCTTAGCAATCCAGAATACTTCCCAGAAATAACATTCCCATCGGCATCGAGCATATCCGGTGTGATTGATTCATCGTTTATCAAATACTCGTCAATGGCCTCAATCTCATGGCTTGCTATCCGCGTAATAGTATGAAGGTATTGATTGTCCGTCGTTCCAAAGATATAAGCTATAGAACCAGACCGACGAACCTCGCCATAAACCATAACGCGCTGCGCCTTGGCCTCTCTAAAGCTTCGCGTTATCGCTTCCTTCGTTCTCTCAACACTTGGCGTTGACGACTTAGCCGTTGGTGAAAGCACCATCGAAAGCCCAGCGAGAGCCATCGAAACGCCAGCAGATAAAAATGCCGATGCAGTAAACGCAGCCGCAAGCGTACCTCCTGCAAATCCTGCCGAAGCTAACGCTGCTGCGCCCGCGAAAATTACTGGCGGCATTAATCAACCCCCCAAGCTGCCGTTGGTTTTATGCGCTTTGCGTAAACACCCTTTTCCATTTTAAAAAACACGAAGTTACACGCTCCAATAATCCCTAGCGTTTCTTGTCCGTCAATAATGCACAACGCCAAATCGCCGCGCTTTTGAAAACCGATAACTCGTTGCGGGATTCTCTCGGTTATTCCATCGACTAGCCCGCCTTTGCTTTCGATTAAAGCAGCCGCGCTTTCCTTACTGTCATACTTTCCGCGAATATCTTCCGTAACATCCGCGCCAGTCAGAAGCCGAAACCATTCTCCCGCCCAAAGAACACAATCGCAAACGCCCCATTGAAAAGGCACACTAACGGAATCCTTGATGTATTTTTCAAAGACACCCTCCCAACCCTCTCTGCGATTTAACTGAATCCCCATGTTATTTGCACATCCTCTATTGTTGCGGCAAATTCTTCGCCTTCGTCCGTTGGATACATGCTCTTTTGGTCTTCGTATGTATGGAATCTTGCCTTTGATTGCATGGCTGTGATTAATGAGTTTTCCGCATTTATCGAAGCCGTTCCGCTTTTCCCGTCAGTTGCAACCTCCATAACATCCATGAACCCGCGAAAGATTAAATGCGGGTCAGCGATTAATGTTTCCAAGTCTTTATCGAGAAGCCCAAACCATGCGCGAATATCTCTATTCTGATAATCCTCAGCTAACGCAATATATAAAATGTTTGGGTCTATCCCGTTGAGCGTGAACCTAACGCTGTTTGCCTGTAATGCTTTTGTCTCTTTTATTTCCTCAATCTGCATCAACGTGCCTAATCCGTACCACGTCTTACTATCCCAACTTAATTCCCCAACCCCATTCCATGCCCTCGTAACACCAGAATCGAAACCAGCCTCGACAAGAATAACAGGAAGTATGCGCTTTTCTGCTAAAGCCGCCGTCATCCCCGCTGTTAAATCCCGCGACACTAAATCACCTCCGCCGCTTTGATGCTGGCATTCATAATCTTGTCCGTACTAAATGAGAAGCCCGAAGCCTCCAAAAGCTGCACTGTTATTGTTGGCGCAGAATAGATAATCGTATCACCATCCGAAGGCGCAACTAAAACCGAAGGCCAAAGTGAAACAGCAACATCACCGCTAGAGTCAGAAATAGCATCAGCCAACGCCGTATAAAGCTTAGTCCCTATATTTAGAAAATCGCCAGCCTTAAAAACAGTAACGGAATGCGGAGCATCTTTTAAGTTAATAGTCCTCCCCGTTTGACTTGCTCCGTCAACCTTTATCGTTCCTGTCGCCGCACCCTTCAAAGCAAAATCATCCCCAAAGAGGCTAATCGGGATTGTTACAGAATTAGCCATCTGCCGCATTTGTAATATTGTACACATTAACGCCCGCGCATTAACACCGCGCAGGGACACAATCGAGGCGTCAAAATCCCAACGCTCACCAGTAAATTCATAGGTCGTTCTTTCAAGCGTAAACGGGCTTTCAGAAACAGCCACAACATTTGCAGGAGTCAAATTAAGTGAGGAAAACCCAACACCAGAAGGCCAATTAATCGTCATACAACACCCCTGAGCGAAGCCGAACGCATCGAATTAACTGCAATCGTCGGAACATTATTGCGAAGATTATTTAAATCACGAATTACCTGAGCAATCTTTTGCTCAACCCCTGCCGCAGCCCCACGCGCATCTATATTGTAAACCGCGCCAGACCCATTATTCTGCAACCCTTTGACTTCATCAGCCCTCAACACGGCCTCGCCAGCGTGTAGCCGCGCCGTTGTGTCTCTCGAAATGTAACTAGCCCCAACCGCCTTTGACGAAACAGGCTCGGGATTGAAAATGCCAGATGTATCAATCCCCATCCAACTTCCAAGACCGCTTATTGCAAACTTGGCAATCGAGCCGCCAATTCCAGAAGATGCGTTGCCTGAAATGATGCTCGTTAAAATATCATTCACAACATTCAAAGCTGCGCTTCTAAAAGAAGTTAAAGCCCCCTCACCGCGCACAAGGTCAGACACAAATCCAGATAAAGCATCACGCGACCCCTGCTTAAATTTATCCATATCACGCGTTAGCTCTTGTGTTCCTTCGTGTAAGTTTTTTAAAGAATCATCTGCTTTTGTCGTGCTTGGCGTTTCCGTTTTTAAAAGTCTTTTTCCTTGTGAATAAGTAACGCCTTCTTGAAAAGCCTCACCAATGCTACGTCCAGCCCTTACTGCCGTTTCTCGGTCAGGAATAATTTCTTCCATTCCAAGTTTTCGCCCCGCCCATGTATTAGCCAGAAAATTTACAGTGTCGGCATAAAGCATTTTTAGTTTTGCCAATGACGTTTCAATCACAGAAATAATCCCATAAAATGTATTGGTGATTGATTTAGCGGCATAGTCTAATGCTTTTACTAAATCGCTTCTAAAATAATAAGCAATCGTTGCAAGCCCCGTCACAATTAAACCTATAGGGCCACCAACAAGAGCTAGTGCTCCACGAAGCACACCCGCCGCACTAGACGCGGCCAACATTCCCGTCGCAGCAATCGCTCCAATTCCGGCAAGACGCGCTAACGATAATTGAAGTGCAAGCGAACTTGCAGCCGCAGAGACAACGGGAACAATAAAGCGAACTGTTAAAATTGTCCCAATTAAAACTAGGCCATCCGCAAGAACCTTGATGTTTTCCGCAACAGTTTCTATCGCTGCCGAAAATGTATTTAGCGTTTCTGCACTTCCAATCTTTGCCATCAATCCGTCATAGGCTTTTCCAAGCCGCGTAATAGAATCATTAAATCGTTCTGCCGCTTCCGTCTGCCCTGCCGCAAAGGTATTGCCTGACCTATCAGATTCTCTAAATAATTTTCGTAAAGCTTCCTCGCCGCGTCCGGCAAAGTCCACCATCTTTAATCCCTGTTTTCCGAACAGGTCTAATGCTAATGCGCTACGTTTTGCGTTGTCAGGGATTCCATTTAATGCCGTTGCCACTTTTACAAAAGCATCTTCCGGCGACATTCCTTTTAATTGTTTAATGTTAATTCCGATTTTATCAAACGATGTGACGATTGTTGCCGCTGTCTTATCGGCTTTATACATTTCCTTCTGCATTGTCGTAATTGCTTTTTCGAGCATCTGAATATCAACGCCAGCTTGCTTTCCAGCGTAAGAAAGCCGCGATAAGCTTTCAGTAGATATATTCATTCTCCGCGCAGCTTTTCCTATGTCATCCATTTCACGAACGACGCTGCGAAATGAAGTTGTCAAGGCCCCAACAGAAAACGCCGCAACCATTCCTGCAAATGCGGTCTTAACCGTACCAGAAATAGCCCGCATTTCATTGCCAAATACAGATGCAGAAGTCCGCGCCCTGCGCATCCCGCTTTCAAACTGTGATGTGTTCGCCTCTAGTGTTGCCCTAAGCCGCGCCATTAGCTTTCCTCATTGCATTGTAAGCCCGAACTTTTAACCGCATTTCCTCGAATGAATTTCCTGCCGCTTGTTTTAATTCTGGTAAGAATCTTTCCAAAGGAGGGATTGTTTGCATACGAGCCAAAACAGCGCCGTGCCACATGCACCAAGTCGCGTGTTCCCGTTCCGCTTTTATGGCTTTGTTCTGCGCTTCGATGTAAGCGAATGTCTCCCACGGCGTCAGCCCCCAAAATTCAGTAGGCTTTATGCCCACCAAGAAAGCCGCCCGCATCGCAAGAATTATGGCGTGTTCTTCTTGGCGCGGGCTGGCTGGTTTTTTTCATCACCCTTTATTGCCTTCACGATATTCGAGCCGATGTATCCAATCGCCATCGCCTTATCAATCGCTCCGACAACTTCCATAAACGGCGGAGAGGCTTTAAACAACTCCTCAACCGTTATCTGTGGAGTAGCTGCCGCACAGAAGATTCGAGCAATCCTATTGGGGTCGTGCGTCTTTAAAATATCTTCTGTCGCAACGCCTTCGCCAACAATTTCATGGATTGCCGCCATAACGCCCCATGTAACTTTTAGCGTGTAGTTTATGTCTCCGACGCGATAAACAACGTCGCAGGGATGATTTTCAGCCATTCTTAAAACTCCGCAATGTCGCCATCAACCAAAACCTTAAACGTCGTCGCAAGCTTCGCGTCAACGCCCATATCCAAAGATGCCGACTGAACGTAACCAGCGAAGGTGAACCCCTTGCTATCTGGATATGTAATCTTGAACACCTTTTGAGTTAACGCAGCCTTCGCCGCACGCATTGCGTCTTGGCCTAAATCTGCGGATTCGTAATTGCCCGTGAACGTCATCGAGCCGTAATCCTGCAAGCCAATCATGCGTTGCTTCGCGGTGCTTTTCAGCGTCGTCGTGTCAATTTCATTCGCCGTTCCGTCAAGCCCCGTAATCGTGGCAATCCCCAAAACTTCGATATATCCAACAGGCGACCCCACATCACCAATATGGATTGTGGTAAATTGTGAATTTTGCGGCATCTACGTTTCTCCCTTTGTTAAATTCCACTCCCCAGAACTGCGATATAATAGCGGCTCATCCGTCTGGTCGATAAGCTCACTTTCTTTTTCATGTATCATTACCAAAGAAATTGAATCCTTCGGCGACCCATCCCCATAATACACTATTCCTTGATAACTTCCTAGGCTTTCAACAATCTGTGCCGAAATTTCTCTGGCATCCGCGATTGTCTCCGAATAAACGTCAACCTGTAGCCGCGCCGTCCAGTAATCAGTTAACCCTTCTAATGCGGAATCGGATTCCGTTTCGAGAACATTGAAAACGATAAACGGGGCTGTTTCGTTTTGCGGGGCGCGTAAGTTATAGACCCGCCCAGAAGCATAACTTTTTAAAAGCTCATAAACCGCTTCGGCAATACCGCGCATTATTTCCACCTCGCCAAGCGATCAAATTCCTTCGGAAGCTCAACCGTAACGCGCTCCCTTAGCGTGTTCATTGCCTCGCCTTCTCCGCGCTTAAAGGCGGGGTCAAACCAAGGTTTAGGCGATATATACCTAGACCCTTTTTCTATGATGTAGCCCCAAAAACCCGCACCCGTCGTTATAGCCCCTATAACTTCAACCTTGTTCTTAATCTTCGCCGCACGAAGCTTAATATTCTTATACAAATGCCCGTATTTTTCCGAGCCGCTCCCTTTAACTGGCTGTCCTTTAGACCGTGGGGCAGCCTGAACTATCGTCCGCCTAAGCTTTCTCAACGCCGCCGTAATAGCTGGCCTGAATATACGCGCCTGAGACTGTAGCCCAAGGTTTCCTAAAGCGTAATCAAGCTCTTTAAGCCCATCTATTCTGACACCTACTTTCACGCCGCCCCCGTAATCTGTGCGGTGAACCAAATCAACCCGCCGCGCTTATCAGACCTATCAACGCTTAAAATCGAATATCTTTGCCCCGCCCACTCAATAACCCACTTAACCGTTATGGAAGAATTATACCGCATACATGCGCGGATTGCCTCTTTGGCATTGACTCGCGCAGCCTCGAATGCCTCCCATCCTCTTTGACTAATAACGTGCGCCCAAACCTCAGAATCCTCTGTATATGTGATAATTAACTGTCCAGAAACATTCGTTTCTGTCGGCTTAAACAGCTTTATTCGCTGGTCTAGCTGCCCTGAAAAAACCTGTGAACCCATTCTCCTGCTTCCACTTCTTGCGGGGTCATTTGACAATACGCCAAACGAGCAGCCCAAGCATCCCGCTCTGGGCGGATTATACTCTTAAAATCGTGCGAAGTCACCCCATAAGCCATGCTGCCCTCATCGAATGACATTGCCGGAACTCCGTTTATAACGGCATCAACGGCTGAGTTTGAGTTATACGTTACGACAAGCGCGGCCTGTTCTAAAATAGCTTCCAAAGCACCATCAATAACTGGGATTTTCGGGTTAAAATTCCTTCTGTGCGCGTTTATGTGCGGGTGAGGGCGAAAGAAAACAGGCATTTTATGGGCTTTCAATTCACGCGCCGCCGTTTCGTAAAACTCCGTTAAATCTTTCCCGCCCAAAGACATATCGCCCGCTATCTGCCCCATAACAATAATCTTGTCTCCTCCACTTTTCCACGGCCTCAAAGTAAAGTGACTATTAAACCTCTCCATTGTCGGGGTTTCAGGGATGCAAAAATTAG